TTTTTCCTATTCCTGAACAAAAAGAGCCGATGATCTTATTAAGAGAAGAAGGCATTACTCCTATTGGTCAAGAGTTGGTCGATGAATTAAAGATGATTCCAAACTTGAAGCTGTGTTGTTTTGATCCACTCCAGGCATTTACAACAGGCAATGTTTCTAGCTCTAACGAAGTAGGCCAATTATGGGGTTCTTATTGTGCGAACATAAGTGCCAGAATTGGGTGTAGCACTTTAACAGTTCATCATCTCAATAAAGGTGCATTAACGAATGACTCTGACGATGCAATGTCGCATCGTATGGAAATTCGTGGGGCCTCATCAATCACCGACTCAGTACGTTATGCCATTGCCATGTGGTTGGCTGATGAAGAAACGTGTGAAAGAATTTGTGCAGAACAAGGCATAGACTTTAACCGAATGGCAGTTGTCAAAGCTGCATTAGTAAAAAGCAATTCAGGTAACGTGGATTACGGAATCAAAACTTTGATTCGCAAAGAAGCAGTTTTAGAAATCTTAGACGGAAGCAAAGCATTTGAATGGAATTAGTCGCAAGTTGCTTTGTGATTAATCGTGATGTTACAATTTTAGTCCTACTATTAATTAAAGGAGAAAGGAGAGATGAATGTATTAAGTTTGTTTGACGGAATGAGTTGCGGAATGATCGCTTTAGATCGTTTAGGAATTAAAGTAGATAACTATTACGCAAGTGAGATTGATAAGTATGCCATCCAAGTTAGCCAAGCTAACTATCCTGACATTATTCAAGTCGGTGATATTACCAAGTTAGATTTATCTACCTTGCCGAAGATTGATTTGGTTATGGGTGGTTCACCCTGTCAAGGGTTTAGCTTTGCAGGTAAACAGTTGGCGTTTGATGATCCAAGATCTGCATTGTTCTTTGAGTTTGTTAAGTGTGTTGATACTTTAAAGCCTAAATATTTTTTACTAGAAAATGTAAGAATGAAGAAAGAATACTTAGATATTATTTCTGAGTACATGGGAGTTGAGCCAATCTTTATTAACAGCTCTTTGGTTAGCGCACAATCAAGACAGCGTTACTATTGGACTAACATTCCTAATGTTGAACAACCAAAAGAAAGGGGAATTGTTTTAAGAGATATTTTAGAAGATCAGCCAAAGAAACCAACCTTGATGTCAAATAAATTTGTTGCTAGAAATGGCGACAGAAACTGCATGATAGATAAAAATAAAGAAAAAGCACATAACTTATCAGCAATGGAGTATGTTAAAAATGGTAGGCAGGGAAATTATTTAGCCTGTGACGAAAAGGGTATACCTAAACACAAGCCAGTAAAACAAACAGAAAGAAATCGCAGACACTTAAAACAACTTGACGACAAATCATTATGTATGACCGCAACCATGTATAAGGGAGCTGAGAACAATGGAATGACTTTAGTGCCACAAAGAGTTGGCACTATTAAAGATGGTGGTCAAGGCAATCGTATTTATTCTAAAGATGGAAAGGGTATTACGCTATCAGCACAAAGCGGTGGCACAGCAGGTAGTGGCAATATGTTAGTTGATGATATAAGTGATTTACCAGAAAAGTCTTCTGTTATAAAAGCTAATTATTACAAATCATCAAAAGCTAATTTTGAAAACGACACAACTAAAGGTGGCAAATTTTCTGCAACAGGAATACCTCAAAAGTTGGTTAGCGATAAACCCAAACACAAAGAGCAAGACCATTTAAAGCAATTCAAAATAAAAGACGAAACAGTACCTAAGTATGTGCCTAATGAAGAGGGAGACTTTTGCGATCCTTACAATAAAAAAATGATTAAGGGAGATAAATCTACAACACTTAGGACAAATTCATCTAATGGTAATACTTGGATAAAACAAACTAGCGATAAACCTCAACATATAGGAACAGCAGTTGATGTTAATGGACACGATATATTAAAGCGTGTGTATTCGCCTGATGGTAAATCTCCAACTGTTAATACGATGGGCGGTGGTAACAGAGAACCGAAGGTGGTTATGGGTGCTTACAGAGGCCGTTACAATGAAGATGGCTCTACAAGTCAGAAGTTAGAGTTACGCAAAGACGATAAAACCAACATCATTACCACAGTTCAAAAGGACAATGTTTTAACCCAAGATGAAGTCTATTGGCGAAAGCTAACGCCTTTAGAGTGTGAGAGATTGCAAACTGTTCCTGATAATTACACGAACCATGTAAGCAACACTCAGCGTTATAAGATGCTTGGCAATGGTTGGACAATAGAAGTGATTGCTCACATCTTAAAGAACATGGAAGCATGAGCGATACAGTCAAAGCAGTAATATTTATCGAAGATGCGATTAATCTTAGCCAAGATGAGCTGAAAGAAAAGTTTAAGGAAGCGGTTGAGAACAATGAGATCAACCATTTTGAAATTATAAGTAGAGGTAAAAAATGAAATGTTTTAATTGTAATGCCAACATGAAGTTGGAAAGAGAAAAGAATATTAGTCGATACAATAATTGTTTTGATTTAAAGCTTAGTTTTAGTTGTGCAGAATGTGGAGCTGTCGTTAATGCTTATCCACCAAAAGACGATTTATTAGATGAAGCTATTAGACGAAGTGGTGAACATCATGGGTAAGGGAGATATGCCAAGACCAGGATCTTACTCCCAAGAATACAAAGATAATTGGGAACGTATTTTTGGTAAAAAGAAGAAGAAAAAAGACGAAAAAGAGGTCAAAAAGAAATAGTTTTTATGGAAGTTCTGTTAAGACTTTATAGAAGAACTGTTAAGACTTTATAGAAAGAGCTTCCATCATATCCATAACATAACATATAGGGAGAAATGGGCTAAGGCCCATTTTCCCCAAGAGAAATATAATTAAACTTTACTGATAAATTTAATGTGTAAATGTATATAAGGCAATCGCAAAAAAGTCAGGGGAAACAATGAAACAATTAAGAGATCGGATGATAAATATGCGAGAGGTGATAGGAAGAGCAAAGAGAAAAAAGGGGTTTATGTCCTTGTGGCTAACAAGCCAACTTAATATTATTTTAGTCTTAGAAATCGCGATAGCAGAATTGGGGGGAGACAGGCTAAACTTCGAGAGGTTGGTTAAGCTATTGCCTTATAGTTTAGGAAGTCGCTCAACGATTGGTTATGTGTTGGATGATTTTGTTCAACGCAAGTATTTGTGTAAAAACGTGGGAAGCGATAGGCGAAAAAGAGTTTATAGTATTTGTCCTGGTGCAATGCAGTTATTAGATGATTGGTTTAAAGAGAGGGCGGTTAGTCTCAAGGAGGTTGCTTAGTTGATTGATAAGTTCTGGTGGATAACAACCGATAGTGTAATCGAGGAAGATGTTGGATTTGTGGCCTATGGAGTGGCGAAGAAGTATAAAAGTTTTGCGAAGTTAAAAGGGGTGGTTTGGAAGTGGTTTAGACGACAAGCAGGGAGAACCGATCTAAATGCTGCTGAGACTTTGGTTTTGTGGGCCATATGTGAAAGACATCGCGCAGAATCAATGAGCTGTCGTGATGCGTTTAGTTATTTGGCGAAGATGACAGGATTAACGCCTAAAACAGTAGGAAAGGCAATTCAGTCTTTAGTTGATAAAAAAGTTATTTGGTTGGCAGTAGAGGGCGAGAGAATACTCTTGCGAAAAGCAAGAAGAAATGGGAGAAAACATATTCTCCTTATTGGTTTAGGGGTGGCTTTGGTCGAGGAGGGGGATTAGAGATCTTCAAAGTGTCGAACAGCTATATAAATAGCTGTTACGACTGTTAGCCAAAGTAAGAAACCTATACCAAAGATAAAGCCTATTATCTCTATCATCTTTGCTCTATTTTGGTTTTTCTTCGCTTATCTCTTGGGTACTCTGTAACAACTCGCCCACTTGCAAAGCGTGTTTGAACTCTACCTTTGCGAATATCGATCATGGTTATTTGTCCGTCAAGCTGTTCTTTGTCTAAGCGTTGGCGTTGTTCTTCTACTTTGTCGCTATGCTGTGTCATGCTTTCACCCTTTTTTGTTTTTCAATATCAAAATATGAGTCATAAATATCTGTCATTTGTCCTGTATTGGGTACAGTTTTCCAAATATGGATAATCTGTTCGCCTGTTGAGTTGTCAAGATAGACAGTTAAATTTCCCATGGTTATATACGCACACTCGTCTGATCTTTTATCTATTTCAAATAATGCCATTTTTAATTCCTCCTATTGAAATGCTATTTGTTTTATTAAGTTTTCTATTGCTACTAAGGTTTTCTTTTCCTCAGTCGTTGGCTTTGGTTTCTTAACCAATGGCTTTCCTAAGTCAGCGAGGGCCTTGATTAAAACTTCTTTATCTTTTTCTGTTACTTGTAGTTTCATTAATGCCATTAGATTACAGCTCCTGTAATTATGATTACAATAAAAACCACTAGAGCAACAAAGATTAGATTTTCTGTTATCTCTCTTGCTACATCGTGCCAAGGTTTTGGTTCTCTTGGCTTGTGTATTTTGTGTGCAAAGTCTTTCATTATTTCCCCCTTAAATTTTGCATGGTTAAAGATTGTTCATTTAAGTAAGTACAATGATCTCTAATATTAAGAATGTCATTGTCAAAGCTCCAGCACTTCATAAAGCGATTATATGAGCCTGTATTGCGCCCATTAGTTAAAGATGTGCCATTAGCGCAATATTCCCATCCATTTCTTAATAAATGATTTCTACCTTTCACAAGTCCAGCTTGCATAATGTATTGCTTGCCGTTGTATGTTTCTTTTGTTTCTATTGGTATATACATAGTTCCCCCTCAGTCTTGGTAGTAATAACCAGGATTAGAAATATAGTTTTCCTCTATTCCTTGGCCGTGTTGTTTAACTTCTCTTTTTAGACATCTATCAATTTTGATAAATTTGATATCATTCCATGAAACATTTGGATTGATGGTTTTTAATACTTGCTTGGTTTCATGCTCTGACTGGGAACCATAACCATATTGAAAGGGTAGAATATAATTCTTATCTTGTTCTACATCCTCTATATTGGTACTAAAGTAACTATTGCCGTTTGCCTTGTCGTGCCATTCTTTTGTTATTGCTATATATTTACTCATCCTCTCTCTCCTAAAATATGCAACCTTAATTGATCGCATAAGAGAATTGTCTCATAAAACATCACAAAAATACATAACAAGGTCAGAAAATAGGGGTTTTTGTATAAAAATGGCGGTTTTTCCTATAAAATCGGCTTATAAAAGGGGTATTAATGAACAATAAAGAACAAAAACCACTCAAAAAACGAGGAAGAAAGCCTATAAATATTGATTTAGTGGAATTAGAAAGGCTTGCAGGAATGGGATTAAGTGAGCGTCAAATCGCGTCAGCGTTGGATATAAGCAACTCAACGCTCACCAGGAAAAAACATATTGAGCAAATAGAACACGCATTAAAAAGGGGAAGAGCAAAAGCTGTGGCCTTGGTTAGCTCAAAACTTTTTGATAATGCAATGGAGGGCAAAGAAACTTCCGCTATTTTCTTTCTTAAAAACAGAGACCCAGAAAACTGGAAAGATCGCCAAGAAGTAATCAACGCTTCTATAAATTTAAATGATGTAATTAATGGAGCAAAAACTAGGATCGGCGGTTCTATGACAAATATAATTGATGCTAAAGAAATAAACCCTTTACCTACAAGGGATCAAGAGGGGGAACAACTCCTATCAAAGAAGATGCAGCAAAAAAATACAAAGGGTTAAGCGTTGGCAATCTTATCTCCCCTTAATACTAGCCAACGGAAAGGCGGAAAACCCCATCAATGTCAGCTCCTTATATCAGATGTTGTAAATACCCCCCCTTTCACTTTTGCGACGGGGCAATGTATGTGGAACTGATGAACTA